ACCCTCTACAAGCGCATCTTTCAGGGCTTTCTTTGTTTTAAAATTGATGCTTGTATACATGTCGTTACTCCTATTAGTGGGTCAGGCTTTACCGGCCTGACCCGTTGGTTAAATGTCGTAGACCTTATCCCCTAACTCGGGATAGTGCCTGTCCTGCACTGATTCAAGCAAAAATTCCGCATCCGTTAGGACACGGAAGCCTTCGAAGTATTCAGGCGCATCAGGATGATCATCGTCGTCATCCCATGCTGACCTGCACTCGCGCCACGCTTCGTGCATTGCCTCAGACAGCAGAACTTCATCTGTCATTGGCGTGTTGTGTTGCCATGCTGCCTTGTTAGACAACATTTCATTGGTCTGGATCATCTTGCGATCCTTGTTCCAATGCCATCTGATGCTGTATCGTTTGATCATATGATCGCCCTCTACGTTATCCGGCTCACGTCGCTGCGTTTGCCGATGTATGAAGTATCCTCTAGTTTGTAGCATTTGTCAAGTTATGACTCAAAAACGCGCTCAAACGCCAACGCGAACGCCACGCGCCCGACGACAAATAACTGGCATCAAATCTTGAAGACAAAAAAGGGAGAGGCCGAAGCCCCTCCCAAAGTTTAGAAGTCGTATTCTTCTTCCTCCTTGATTACTTTATAATCAATCACAAGGCACCATGTGCCTGCTGTTCTGGGCGCGTTTTCCCAGATGTCCATTGCCTGTGAAGCGCAAGTGGCCTCACGATTCCAGCCCGTCTGGGCACAAAACATACCAAATCTAATCATTTTAATCCTCCTAAGTCGGGGGCTTTCGCCCCCTGTTGGTTAGACTTCTACAGTCGCTTCGTATTCCGCCTGACGGCACGCCGCGTCGCGTGCCTGTTTGATCAGAACTTCTGAGGGAAAGCCCTGAATCCCTTGCAACATCAAACCCATACGAAGGATTTGATCACTCACGCCCTCACGAGCGCCTTGCAGCAGAATTTGCTGCACCTTCTTAAACTGCTTTTTACCGAGCCAGTTTTGGCAGTCTTCGACTGCTCTCGCTTCTTTCTCGCCTTCATCGCCGTAATACAGAATTTCATGGTGCATGTCGTTACTCCTATTGTTATCTCAGCTCACGTCGCTGCGTTAGCCGATGTATGAAGTATCCTCTAATCTGTTGCATTTGTCAAGTTCTAGGGGTCAAACCCCACTACCCCCCGACCCCCCAAGATTCGCTTACCTCCCCTGAGCGTGGCCTATACACTAAGGAACTCACGAATCCCCCCGCATTTCTCCAATTATTTTTCAAATTTTCTCTAATAGTCCAGCTATAATTATCTTTAACCACACTACAACGAGAGGACTGAAATCGTTATTTAAACTAGCGTCGCTTATTTTCGTACAACTTTTCTACCCCCACCCCCCTCTATATAGAAACACCCCCCGTCATTAAAGATGGTTCCATCCCATAAAATATGCTATATTAAAAATTAACTGGGGCTTCAAAACGCCACTGCATGGAATACATTTAAATGATTGAGGTTGTTCCTGAGATAGAAGAGAACATCCCTATTCCCGCATCTGCGGCAGATGCGTTGCCACAACTTTCTCCAAAAGAAGAGTTGGATATGAGGGCAAGGACTATAAAGCTCCTTGCTGATATCAACGGCGATCCTATTACGCCAAACGAAGAACAAAAAGAAGTAGCTCAGAGTCTTGCTAAACAAATGATGCAAGACCCACAGATGCGCCCCGAATACGCTAAATACCCAAACGAAGTGATGGCTTACCTTGCAGGTATGGTCTCGCAATCTAACTGCATGTTGGTAGACGAGCTATCAGACTTAAAGATGTATGTAGTTAATAAGCTGGTCTACGAGATTGAACATGCACGGGACTCCAAAAGCCGCATCGCTGCCTTGTCTAAACTGGGTGAAGTCGATGGGGTTGATGCCTTCAAGAAACGTAGTGAAGTGACTATGAAGGTGCAGAGTATTGAGGAAGTGGAGAAAGAGCTATTAATTACTCTTGAGGCGCTGGAGGGGATTGACTATAAACGTGAAGAAATAGAAGAGGAAGAGCTGTGCTTACCGGACAATTAACCCCCGCTGATCTGGCTAGGCTTAAAACTGCCCTCCCTTCAATGCCGGATCAGCAGAAAAGACGCACGGCAGAGTTGCTAAAGAAATATCAGAGCGAAGTAGTAAGAGAAGTTGGCAAGAAGTCGTTCCTTGATTTCATAAAACACGTCTATCCGGGCTATAAAGTAGGCCCACATCATCGAAAACTAGCCAAAATCTTTGAAGAAATCGCTTCTGGGGTCAAAAAACGGGTGATTGTGAACATTGCACCCCGTCACGGCAAGTCAGAACTCATTTCCTACCTTGCACCAGCATGGTTTTTGGGTAATTACCCTCATAAAAAGGTCATTATGGCCTCACATACTGCTGATTTAGCCGTCAATTTCGGTAGAAGGGTGCGAAATCTGGTTGGTTCTGAGAAATATAGGGATATTTTCCCTCAAATTGAGCTACAAGCGGACTCAAAGTCAGCATCTAGGTGGGGAACGAACTTTAATGGGGAGTATTTTGCTATTGGTGTGGGTGGTGCATTGGCTGGTCGCGGTGCCGATTTGTTTATTATTGATGACCCGCATTCGGAACAAGAGGCAATGCAAGGCAGATCAGATGTCTTTGAACCCGCATGGGAGTGGATGCAGTCAGGCCCAATCCAGCGTTTGATGCCGGGAGGGGCCATTATTGTCGTGATGACACGGTGGAGTAAGCTGGATTTGACTGGCAAAATCGTTGACCACATGATGCGGAACGAGGGTACGGACGAGTGGGAGGTGGTTGAGTTTCCCGCTATATTAAATGACGAACCCCTCCGGCCTGAGTTTTGGCCCCTAGATCAGTTGCTGGCTAAACGCGCTGCGATGGACATCCGGTATTGGCAAGCCCAATACATGCAAGACCCGACTTCAGAGGAAGGGGCGCTGATAAAACGGGAGTGGTGGCAGGTGTGGGAAGAGGAGAGTCCTCCCGAGTGCATATTTAAGATAATGGCACTGGACGCTGCACAAGAGACCAACAACCGGGCGGACTTTAACGCGTTGACAACGTGGGGTGTATTCTTTGACGAGCCTACCAACAACTTTAAGATTATACTTCTCAATGCAATAAAAGAGCGGCTGGAGTTTCCAGAACTTAAACAGATGGTGTTTGAGCAATATAAAGAATGGAACCCTGATTCGTTTATAGTAGAGAAAAAATCTAACGGTGCGGCGTTGTATCAAGAGATGCGCCGGATGGGTATACCGATTGGCGAGTTTACGCCGGGTAAAGGACAGGACAAGATATCGCGGGTAAATGCGGTATCGGATATGTTTAGATCAGGTATTGTATATGCACCAGACCGCAGATGGGCTTGGGAAGTTGTTGAAGAATGCAATGATTTCCCGAGTGGTACACACGATGACTTGGTAGATAGCACGACATTAGCTCTAATGAGGTTTAGGCAAGGCGGGTTTATCCGTCTGCCAAGCGATGAAGCGGAACCCATAAAAGAATTTAAATCGAAACGGCGTCAAGGGTATTACTAAAGGAAAAAACATGCCTAGATATGCTGGAATGTATAACTACCTTTCTAAAAAAGAGTTTGCGGATCAAGTTGACCCTGCTGATGTAATGCAAGTATATCGCGCTGACCCCACCAATAAGTCTGGCGGTAAAGACCGCATGGAGACATTACCCACCAAAATTAGTCGTTCAGACCTTTATGGCATAGCTTCTATTTTAAAACGTGCAGAAGAGGCCGGGATGCCAAAAATTTCATCCGAAGAGCTAGCTAACAGGGTTCTGGTTGAAGGGCGGGGCGATGCTGGGGGTTCTTACTTTGATTCTAACAAGAAAAAGTACCGCGACATCAACGCAGCTTTGGGCGGACGGTCTGCAAAAAAACAGACTGATTTTTCTACTGGCCCCGGTTTTGCTGCGACTTATGCAGACAAGGTTGATGTAGCTAAACGGCTTGGGATTCCTTTGGACAAAGCATGGATAGGAACTGGTAAAAGTGAGGCAGGAGAAACCGGCGATGCTTACGCATTAAAAGCACAAGCGCATAAACATGCAGCGACGCACCCAAAAAATGCGCTTTTAATGGATTATATAAACCGCGCTAGGGAGGGTAAGTTAACACCACAAGAAGTAGCAATGGCTGAAATCCAAGACAAAGAAGAAAGAGGATTGCATACACACAACATAACAGACCCTATAAAACTGCAACAGTATATCTTAGCTGATTTAAAAAATAACCCTAATGCTTATAAAGCGGTTAGCGCGCTAGACCCTCAAGCTCTGCAACATTCTTTGCATAACTTTTATCGTAGAGAAACCGGTATTCCAGAAAAACCGTGGGGTTCCTACTTAGTACACAATAAAGATGAACCTGACGATCTTGGGCCAGACCCAAAATATCCGGGTGCTTATCTTATGAACCCTAATAAGTATCGTAGCTCTTCAATGGACGAGCGTGGGACGACTTCTGTTATAACAGGAATCCCTGCGGTACAAGACATTTTTAGGTCTATAACTGGGCTTCCAAAACCCAAACCAGTGCAAGAAGTTCCTTTGGAAACGTCAAATTTGTTTTCTGCTGAATACGGGTCACCAATGGCGTCTGGCGGTTCGGTGCAAATGCCGCAAGAATACAGCCAAGGTAGTTGGAAGTTAATCTAAGGATAAATTATGGCAACAAACATGGACAAAGCTCTCTACCAAGCCCCGCTAGGGTTGGAGGCGTTGCAAGAAGAACCTGACTTGCAGATTGAAATTGAAGACCCGGAGTCGGTAAAGATTAACGGCGAAGAGCTTGTTCCGCCTGAAGAGGGTGATGGCTTTGACGACAACATTGCCGAAGAGATGGGTGAGAATGAACTACAGACCCTAGCCTCTGACCTGTTGGGGGACTATGACACTGATTTAACCTCCCGCAAAGATTGGTTGGATGTATATGTCAAAGGCTTGAAGCTGCTGGGTTTGAAGCATGAAGACAGGACTGAG